GAACCGCCAAATATAGTCGTCGAAACTGCCGTACGACGTCTGGATATCCCGGAATGCGTTGGCATTACCGACCGTCGCGACGATTTTGCGACGGTTGCGGATGATGCCCGGATCGTTCATGAGTTCGGCGATCTTGTTCTCGTCATAGCGCCGGATCCGTTCGATGTCGAACCCATCGAACGCCTGACGGAAACGCTTGCGTTTGTTCAGTATCGTCTCCCATGACAGTCCGGCTTGGAAGGTCTCGAGCACCAGCATCTCAAAGAGGTGGTGGTCATCATGCGACGGAACCGCCCATTCGGCATCGTGATAGGCAACATAGACGGGATTGCTGAGATTGCACCAGCCGCAGCGTGGTCTTATATCGTCCATGTGCTCTCCCTATGGGTCGTTGGAGACGGTCGGTTCTAGATGTTGATTCGATGTGTGATCTAGTATAAACGGTGTGTTCGGATAGCGGTCTGGATGTGCGGATTGTCTGAATCATATTTGCCGGATTGCAGGTATAAAGGGGTTAGTTACTGCGGTTGCGGGTATTTCGGTACTAGTTAGGGGTGATTCTGGGCCCTTTTACCTGCAACCCACTCCCGCCCACGGGATTGCACAATCGGTTGCAGGTATTTTGGTGTCATTTGAGATTGGGAAGCGGAAATCGATGTCGCATGGAATCGAACTGACTAGCAGGTGGGGTCCCAACATCACAAAAGTCCCTTAGGCCGCAAGGCCATATAGGTTCTACGGTCATCAGATAAAATCGGATAAATCGTTTAGCAGCCGGATAAAAGAAGAAGCCCAGAATCGTTGAGATTCCAGGCTTTTTTGTTTGTCGGGCTAGCGGGATTTGAACCGGCGACATCCTGTTGTATTCGACCTGTTTTCGTCTTTCTCCATCAAATTCTGTAAGACCTAAAACGGTTGGAATTTCAACGTTTTGCGCCTATGTAGTTCATTCGTTGAGTTCGGTGATATATGTCGTTTTCAGAGGTCATCGGATAAAAATCGGATAAATTTACACCGTCTCGGACCGCGCCTACAACGTGAAAAATCGGCCCCGCCCGGCAAGCAGAGCGGCTCATGTAGAGCCGTCTGCGGCCGGACGGGGCCGTAACATTCGGGGTTGAATTATTCTTTCAAACCCCATCCAGACGATTCGTCACTTGGATGTGGCGGTGAAGGTGACGTCGATGCTGTCGAGTTTGGCCGTGACGGCCCGCGCGACGATCTCGGCGATGTCGGCTGGGTTCGCGCCGAGGCTCTTGGCGAGCGTGTCCAGGGCGGTCTGCTGGGCCGCGACCAGGGCGGTCAGTTGCGCGAGGGCTTTCTCGTTGCGGTCGGCCCGCTCCCAGATGCCCTTGATCTCGTTGTACAAGTTGCCGCCGTAGCAGCCGCCCTGGCCCTTCGAGTCCGTCCAATTGTAGGTCGCCACCTTGCCCGCCGTCTGCGAAGCGACGTGCATGAACAGCTGGTTGAAGGGCGTGTCGCTGCCTTTGTAGCTGTAGGACCATACCTCGGCGGCGATTCGCTTCGCGTCGTCTGCGCTGATTGCCATGTCTTCTCCATTCATTTTCGCTTGAACTAATTGGGTGAATTGATCCCATGAGTAGCCGAACCGGCTGAAGTACGGGATGGGGTCCGTGTGGTCCGAACCGCCATAGACGCGGCTGAACCACTGGTGGGGGTGCATACGGTCGATGCCCCAGCCGCGCGCTTTGAGGCGTTGGGCGATCACGTCGGCCGCGATGTCGATGCCGGTCCGGAAATCGGCCGTGTTGGTGGCCTCGCAGATCTCGAGGCCCTCGCAGGTCGCGTTGCCGTTGCCGACCTGCCAGCACAATCGGTCGTAGGGAACGCAGTGGATCGCCTCGCGCCAGTCGCTGACCAAATGCACCGCGTAGGCGTAGTTACGGGACCACAGGTCGCGGTGGTTGCGCGCAGTGGCGCCCGGATTCGCGGTCGAATGCACGGCGAACATCCAGGGCGAGAGGCTTCCGTGGCCCCAGTTGACGATCTCCTCTTTGATGTCGACCATGGTCACTCGCCGGTGGGCATGGGCATCGATTCCGGCGCGGACGAAACCTCGGTGTCGGTGTCGGGATGGTCGGCGGTGTTGCCCGTGCGTTGGGCGAGCTTGATGCCGTCGACGACCTGTTGGCCCTGCACGGCGGCCTCGGTCACGTTGTTGTTATGCCACCAGCTGTAGATGCTGGCGATGACGGCGATGACGCCCGTGATGGCCGTGCTCACCCCCTCGCTGGTAAAGGGCAGCTGGCTGATGCCCGCGAGGGAGAGTCCGGTCTGCGCGAGTGCGAATATCTGCACGACGAGCAGCACGACCGCCTTCGTGCGTTCGACCGTCATGCCCGGAATGGTGGCGTTGCTGGTCGCCTTGTGGTCGGCGACTCCTGTGTTGTTTGCCATGATTGACTCCTTTAATTGGTTGTTGTGGGTCTTGGTGCTATGGGCGCGTTTTGGATGTCGTTGTTGACCTGCGTGCCGTGCCCGTTGCCGCCCAAAGCGTGGTAGGCGTCGTAGACGCGTTGGGCGCGGAGTTTGAAATCGTTGTCCGCGACGCCGTGCTGGTCGTGCACCATGGTGTCCTGCTGCTGCTCCAGCTTGCACAACAGGAGCGTGCGCAGGGCCTCGTCCACGAGCTGGTCGTGCTCGCGGGCACGCTGTTGTTCGGCGGCTTCGGCCGCTTTCGCGGTTTTGAGCTGCTGCCACAGGATGCCGGCCGCCGTCGAGACGGCGGCGATGATGAGCCCGGCGACGACGCTCGTGATGATGTCGTCAGCCATAAGACATCCTCGCGACGGTGGAATATCGCATATGCATTGCTCCTTTCCATGTGATGGTTGGTTGGCGTAAAACCCACACGGGTATCCGCGTGGAATGGCCGTGCGGCGTGTGGGTTTTTGGAGGTTGGAAATGTTGCTGAATGAGTATTGGGATGAGTCGTATTGGCCGGCATGCGGCAGGCTGCGTGAATGCACGTGCGTTGGATACGCGAGCGCATGGAATCGTCACATACGACCCGAATTGGGTGACGTGGAGTTGGCGGATTTGACGGCCCCACGCATCCAAGCGTGGCTGGACAGGATCGGTTCGGCCGGTGCGGCGCGTAAATCCTGGGCCGTGCTGCGGCAGATGCTGCACTCGGCGGTTCGGCTCGGAATATTGGACGTGGACGTGACCGGCAGGGTCACGCCGCCCAAGCCCAGCGGTTATGAGCCGGAGGTGTTGGATATTCGCCAGATACGCCGGTTGTTGCGGGGTTTCCACGGGCACGAGTTGGAGGCTTGGCTGATCTGCTCGGTCTGCCTTGGACTGCGTACCGAAGAAGCCCTCGGACTGGAATGGGCTGATTTGAATCTCAATACCGGCAAAGTCCGAATCCAACGCGGTCTGCAATGGGTGGACGGCCATGAGGTGATCGTGGATCCGAAGACCGAACTATCACGCCGTACAGTCGTGCTGCCACGATTCGCGGTGCTTCGCCTGCGTGAGATCAGGCCACGGGAGGGCGGTCGACTCATCGGCCTGTTGAATCCCGGTCAAGTGGCCAGACACTACGCCGCATGGTGCAGATCGCAGAACCTGCCCTACGTGCCACGCCGCAACCTGCGCCACAGCTGGGCCAGCACCGCGCTGGGAGCCGGTGTAGACGTGGCAGTGGTCAGCCGGGCACTCGGCCACTCGTCAATCGCCACCACGGCCCGCTACTATCTGCGCCCCGACAGCGAAGTGCTGCGCGAGGCACAACGCACATGGGAACGTGCCCTCATACGTTAAACAGGGATTCGCTAACCCAAACAGGGCCCATAGACTGCGTTCCTGCGAATCTGAAAAAGTATGGCACATGCACCGTCATGCGGAAGAGCGGCTGGGCATTCCTTGAATTGTCATGGAAATCCTCGGCAAGCGAATCATGGGAAAGCGGTAACATCGGCACGATTCCCGTAGGGTACCGTCCTGCACGAAACCTTCGATTTCAGCCTGCCGTCCAGAACGCAATCAACCATAAATGGGTCAAGGTGGATGCTGACGGCACCCTGTCATATTCCAATGCCGGAGGCGCTCAGGATAATTCAGCTTTTGCCCTGTACGCCTCCTGGCCGCTGCCGTGAGTCATATGGTCAGGTATGTCAACGTGTCGGCAAACGCGTTGTTGCCCTGGACTCCACCCTGGTTCGTATAGCTCATGACACCGTCTTTGCTGATATTGATCATTTTCTGCGACGTATTGTCACGGCCGCCATACGAGAAGCCCAGATTCATGGGTGGTCTGAATCCGACCGGTAATGTACCCATCTGACCGGTTCCCCATGATTCCGTGCTGCTCGACTTCCATCGGAAGGATATGCAGGCCACATGTCCCATCTTGTAGCCGGTGACTGTGCCATATTGATTGCTGATCAATCTAGAAGGAGTCGTTTGGGTTAGCGAAACCCTATGCCGGCATTGGGTCGTTGGTGAACCATGCGGCGCTGGTGCAAGCGTACGCGCTGCCCGGATTGCCGAGCATAGTGACCTCGCCGCTGGGTTGGCTGAGCAGGTTGAACTGTCCGCCGTCGTAGGTGAACCGCCCAATCATCGTATTGACCTGAGTGGGACGATACCCGGCGGGCAGCGTCTCGCTCGCCTTGCTGTAGTTGTTCCCGCCCGACTGGTTGAACTTGACGTTACCGGTCATGATGCACAGGCTGCCCATGCGAGCCAGCAGCACATTGTCGGACGAGTACGGGACACGCCATGCGGTCTTCACGCGCTGGGTTAGCGAATCCCACACGTCCTTCATGGGCTTTAAGACGTTGAACAATGGGACGAGGGTGCCAACGGTGATGCCGTCCAATGGGATGCGGTAGAGGGGCATGTCGGCCGTGGCGACGCCGTCGAGGATGCTGCCGGTGTTGTGGGCCGGATCCGCCGGGGTGCCGGTGGTGGGGGTGCCCTTGAGGACCACGAGCGAGCAGGTTTCCACGCCGGTGGTGGTGTTCTTCGTGTAGCGAAGCACCGCGAGATCGTTGCGTTTCTGGCCTTGGGTGCCGGATTGCACGGTGGCGGTGGTGGTGCCGGTCAGGTGCACATGGCGGCCGTTCAATACGGCGTCGCCTGATTGGACGGCGATGGTGTTCGCGTTGCTCATGGTGGCCTTGAGCTGGTTGCCGGTGGCGAGCGCGTAGTCGCCGGGGCCTACGAGTCCGGCGTTGAATGCGCCTACGTCGTCGCTGCCGATGTGTGGTGTGCCGGCGAAGCCGGTGATGAGTTCGACTGTCATGATCGTTTCCTTATCCGATGCGTTGCCAGAGGAATCCACGGCCCATGATGTTGGGGAGTTTCTTCCAGCCGGTGTTGTAGGTGGGTGGCGTGCTGTCGCTGTTGGTTTCGAGGACCGTGCCGATGGGCCAGGCTTTGTCGAAGATCTGTTCGGTTGAGGCTTGTGGGCCTGCGGGCCCTTGCGGGCCTCGCAGGTTGGTTTTCTTGACGTATGCCATCACAGGCGGCCTTTATTCGAAGATGTAGAGGTCGCCGTTGGATTGGATGTACATGTCTCCGGCCTTGCCGGTGGCGCCGGCTGCCGGTGCGCTGGTACCGTAGGTGATGGTGTTGCCGTCCGCGCCCTTCGCGCCGGTGGCACCCTTCTCGCCTTGCGGCCCTGCCGGGCCGGTGGCGCCGGTGGGGCCTGCAGGTCCGGCAGGGCCGGTTTCACCCTTCGCGCCAGCCGCTCCGGTGGCGCCTTTCACGCCCTGTGGACCCTGTGGGCCGGTGTCGCCTTTCGCGCCGGTGGCACCCTTCTCGCCTTGTGCGCCGGTTTCACCCTTCGGACCCTGTGGTCCCTGCGGACCCGTCATGCCGGTGGCGCCGGACAGATCGGTGATGTACGTGTATCCCTTGGCTCCCTTGACGTAGAGCTTCGCATTGTCCGCGTCGTTCACGTTGCCGGTGTCGATCATGACGAACTGGCCGTTGAGCACTCCGTCGGTGGCGTAGCCGGCGTTCATTTCGGCCACGGACTTGTAGGTTTTCGCGATGGCGAACGCGTCACCCTTCGCGCCCTGCGGACCCTGAGGTCCCTGAGGGCCCTGCGGACCGGTGGCACCCTTCGGACCCTGAGGTCCCTGCGGGCCGGTGAGGTTGAGTTTCTTCACATATGCCATGATGATGCTCCTTACTGCTGGTTGGTTATGGCATTGACTGACTGGGTTTTGAGGGATGCGGGGTTTACTGGTCCTGCACCTGGTAGAAATCACCGTTCGCCTGGTTGATGTACACGTCGCCGGCGAGCGCGTCGGCCGGTGGTTCTCCGGGGTCTCCGTCGCCTACGGTGATGCGGTTGCCGCGTTGGCCGGTTTCGCCTTTGGCTCCTGGAGTGCCGTTGGCACCCTTCTCGCCTTGCTCACCGGGTTCACCCTTCGGGCCTTGGATGCCTTGCGGGCCTGCCGGGCCTTGGATGCCTTGCGCGCCGGAGAGGTCGGTGACGAACGCGTATTGGGTGTCGTTCTTGACGAACATTTTCGCGTTGTCCGCATCGTTCACGTTGGTGGTGCTGATGACGACGAACGAGCCGATCGGAATGTCCGCGTTCCTGTAGTCGGCATTCATTTCGGCGACGCTGGCGTAGGTTTTGGCGATGGTGAACGCGTCGCCCTTCGGGCCTTGCGGGCCTGCGGGACCCTGCGCACCGGGTTCACCCTTGTCGCCTTTGGCTCCCTTGAAGCCGAGCGTGCCGCCGCCATCCGCGGTCAATGCGGCGGAAGGGGTGACGGTGGTGCCGTCCACCTTCGCCACGGTGTAGAAGGCGCCGTTGGCGTCCACGATCAGATCGCCGGCAGAGACCGTGCTCGGGGTGAGCTTCGAGGAATCGAACGCGGTGTTTGAGCCGATGTTGATGTTGGCCACGTGGAACGTGCCCGCACTGGTGCCGCCTCCTGCGGGAATGATGTCGCCGGCCTTCAAGGCGTCGATGAGGCTTTTCTTGTTGTATTCGACGTCCACGGCGTCAACGAGATAGAAGTTGCCGTCGTTCTTCTGCTTGATCTTGTCGATGAGCTGGATGGACATGATGATTCTCCTCCTCTCAGGCCGCGTTCACGGTGGTGTTGCCGAGGCCCGCGTTGGTTGACTGCCACACGTCATACGAGACGGTGGCTCCGGACGCGTTCGTGTGGTCGAACGTCTTCACGAGATTGAAACCGCCTTCGAAGCCGCCGACCTTGAACGTCGGCGTGCCGAACGAATGTGGGATCGCATACCAGATGTACTGGCCTGCGGCCGCGTTCACGGTGAACGTCTTCGCCTTCGAATCACCCAGCTCCGAGCCGGCCAATGCGAGCAGGAACGTGCTGTCGACGCCATCTGCCGGGTTTCCGCCCACACCCCAGTAGCGCTTGTAGTGGAAGAGGACGCTGGTGGTTTTCGATGCCTTAGAGCCTCGCGCGTCGGTGACGGCGAGCGTGTAGGTCTTGTTGGCCTTGAGTGCCTGTTTGGTGAGTGGTTGGCTGGTGGGGAATTGGCCGTCCTCGCCCTTCACGATTTCCTGACCGTCCAATGTGAGCGTGGCCGGGGTCTTGTTGAGCTTCCATGCGAGGTTCACGGTGTCCACGGTCTCACCGATCTCATGGTCGCTGCCGCCGGTGAAACTCATGACGCTCATCGGCGTGTACAGGCTCAGGGTGCCGTCCGCCGTGATGTCGAAATCGCCTGACGGTTTGACCACGCCCGCCTTCTTGCTGGTGGCCACGTCGGCTCCCGCTCCAGCGGGGCCGCGCAGCGAACCCATTTTCTTCCATGCGTTAGCCATGATTGTTCTCCTTATCATTGGTTTCCTCGGAGCCGTCCGGTTCCGACGTGTATTCCCACAGATCGCCGTTGTCGGCGTTCAGATAGCCGTCCCCCTCACGTGCCGTGAGCTGGCTGGTGGGGTCGCCGTGGCCGAGCGTGATGCCTTTGCCGTGCAATGAGTCGACCCATTCGGCCTCGGTGCCCTGGTAGCCGAGTCTGACGGCGGTCTCATAGGCGCTTTCGCCTTTCTGTCCTTCCATGACGATCGCGTCGTCGATGATGGTGAC